AACTAAACCCGTAGCAGCATTAGCAGCTTCAATAGCACTAGCAGCTGCATCACCCGCACTAGCGGCTGCGTTGCTTGATGCATTAGTTGATAGAACTGCACTAGCTGCAGCGGCATTCTTACTAGTACTAGCGCTATCAGCACTAGTACTAGCCGCCGCCGCGCTATTAGCTGCAGCAGTGGCAGATGCATCAGCTTCAGCGGCAGCAGCAGTAGCATCATCTACGACTTGCGTAGCATCGAAGACTAATTGCCAATTAGCTGCATCTGTAGTGAAATTCGTTGCAGATACATGATCGACTGTACATAGATAGTATGAGTAGTTATTAACAACTACAATGTCGCCTAATGTATATAGTGTACCACCTACCCACGGACCTCTATACACAGGAACACCAGCTTCCTGTGCTGCCCAATAGGTAGGATTAGCTGCGCGATCTTCAGCGAACGTGCCAGTTGCCGCGCTCGTATGATCTACTAGGCATCTATACAAGCCGCCGTCTTCAATGTCATATACGCGCTCACCCTCTATATACGTAGTACCATTCAACCACTCACCGCGCACCTTTACTACGCCCGCTGACGCTAGCATAGCATCAAGCAGGTTCCAGTTGGAATACTCTAGAGTATGCCAACGCGGTGTGTCGAAGTTTATGAGTTTGAAATTGTAGTTAGGAGTATAGCCACGTATATTAGCGACCATATCACATCACCCCTCTGACGAGCGGCGATGAAGCCAATATCATCTTGTTTGTGTATAAGTAAGACATAGCACATTTCCGTCACTTTGTCAATAGCTTGCATCGAGTTGTCTACTAGCCTCTTACTGTACTTCCCTTCTGATATAGGAGACTTATTGCTGTGACAGACAATGACTGCGTGCTTGCACCACTCACACGTGTCTTAAGTAGCTTACACTTAACAGGCACCTGCCATAGCTTTTGCTCTCTAGTACGTCTACCCGCGCCGTATACTTGCTGTCCTGCACCGAATGCACCAGCTTCATTAGGTACGAAGGTGAGCGTGCGCGCGGGCATCAGTTGTCCTGTAGCTGCATCTCTGTATATGTTATCAGCGAACAGCTCTAGCTTGAACTGTGCTAATCCACTTGCATCCATGTGACAGAAGCGCAGCGCTTTAGTGTGCTGACGTTGGCCGAAGTCTGACCAAGGTAGCTCCCACGTGAACTCGATAGGCTCACCTCTGTATTCTTCCCAACTATCAGGCGCGGCTAGTCTAGCTGTAGGGAAGTCCGCTGCTGTAGTTGTAACGTCTGCTATACACCTGTATACTAGACCGTCAATTGGATCGAATATGCGTTCGCCTGTGTGATATGTGTGTCCACTTGTCCATGATACGAAGTCATACATACCCTTCCAATCAGCGTACACAGGGTCTTCAGGTGAGCCGTAGCGCATCATAAAGCCGTCAGCTGTGAATAAGAATGCACGACCTTCTAACGTGCCGCAGCCGCAGTTGAATATGAGATTGCTCGTGTTCTTGAAGCGTGACCACGCAGTTAGACGTAGCTGTGGCACGTAGTGGAAGATGTAACCAACGCTGCAATCAGTGAGTGGCTGGATAGTGATGTTAACGCCGCCACCGCTTGTATCTGTACTTGTAGTGAGTGGTAGATCAGCGCCTATCTCTATCAAGATGTAGTTCTCATTCAACACACCTAGCACCTTGCGATCACCGTTGATGCTAGCTGCACTAATTGAACTAAATGCCGTTGCACCCGCTATCCTGACAATATCACCTTGCTCGACCATGTGAGCATCGTGACGTAGAATGAGTGAGCGCTTGGTGTATTCATGCTCAGCCATATCTGTGTCGAAGTAGAGTGGATCAGTTGTTAGTTGCCTAACATCGTCCTTGTCAAACTTAGGCAAGTAGAAGTGCACAGTCTTGTTCTTGGCATCATAGAAGCCGAACGCATTCAGCCTCATAGTCTCCTTCTTCACCCTACCTATGTGTCTACTCAACATAGTCTCAATGTAGTTACTCACACGTTCTGGAATGACGGCGTTGCTGATAGTTGATAACTTAGCAGATGGCACACCATTGAAGTCCATCATAAACACATCGCTGCCTATCTCCACTATCGAACGAGGTGCGTTGGAGCCAAAACCATTCATGGTGTCGATAGGTATTGGATCGTGCTTGCCATCGGTGTTGTAGTTGCCTAGCTTCATCATCGTTGTGCTGCTAGGTGAGATGACTAGTAGTGCGTCCTTAATAGTAGCAAACCCACGTACAGCTTGCTCAGGGCTAGCAGCAATCTTAGACATATCAATGTCAACAGCATCAGTCGGAGCAGGACTATCACTGTAGACCATAGATGTGTCTTTAGCCGCAATGCGTATCTCTGTGACATGCTGTGGATATTGCGATGGGTCTGTATCGTGTATGGTGAAATAACGAAATGCTGACTTACATGCATCAAACGCTGGCACTTTGTCATTGCTGAATGAATTGCCAGGGTCTACTAGATACAACACCCACTGTGATAAATCTGTACGCGAGAAGTCTATAGTCAGTGGCTTGTCATGTCCGTTGCTGCATATCAGCTCCTTGCCGAATATGTCGCTAGCTACAAAGTCTGTATATGACCAGCCAATAGGCCCACCGGGGAGTCCTGCAGCTATCTTGTTACTCCATATACGCTGTACAACCTTCGTGCGGCTGATTGTTAGTATCTCACCAGCGCTAGTCCACAGCACTACTACGTTACTAAAGTACTTGCACTCTACAGGCACACCACCTAGTGCGTGCGTATCATGCATCCATTGCCAAGTCAGCGGTGAGCTGATCTGTGTAGCTGTAGCTTGCCCTGACACTACAATGTCAAATGTGTTAGCATCGCGTATGCCGCGTATACCATGTGTGCGGTTCATCATTACATCAGTGATGCCGTAGAAGCTACCTACGAAGCCGCTGAGTGTGACATGATCGCCAGAAACAAAGCCGTGGTTGGGCCATATGATAGATACAACACGGCTATCTAGTGTAACTGATATGCCGCCGCCTACTAGTGTACCACTAGTCTCAACACCCTGCTTCAGCTTCAAGAACATCTCGTAGCCAAAGCGCGGACCTACACGCTTGTCAGTGTAAGTCACCATGTTGTCGAAGACAGGTGAGAACTTGCTAGTTAGGTTCTGTTCGCTGTCTACGACGTTTAGGCCACCACCAAAGTCTCTGATTGTGGTGTTGTTCAGCTTGCTCGTCGGGCGTGGTTGTTTCGGTCTGCCTAACGGTTTCAGCCGTGTTAGCATCTGTACCATTAGGTCCACCTGTTGACGGTAGATCGCTGTGGCATGACAAGATCAAGGGGTATATTGAAAGTCTGCCGATTGAATTGTGTAAGTGCATCTTGGAATAAGATGCGAAACTTGTCAGCAGCGCCGGGGTTTGTGCCATCATCTTCTAGTATATCCCAACATGTGCCTAGCATCAACAGCTGTGTGTCTAGGTATATAATATCCTCATCTTGTTCAAAGTCTTTCGGCTTCGTGCGGTATGTTATCCAGACCTTACCAGTTGTGGCAGCTGGCAGTATTCTAAACCACTTCACCTTATTGGTCCCTTGCGGTCGTATGCTAGGATACTGAATGTCTACATCTCGCGCGCTCATAGGCGCTATCGGTAATGGCTTGTGTGAGTTCTCCCAAAACACTGAGTGTAGATCACGCCAATCCATGAGCTTGTCTGTCAAGTCTCCTGTGATCTGACCAGTTACACCGTCTAAGTCGAATTGCTCCTGATACGTGGTGTAGTCAGGTAGCCAATACTCTCTGAAGATCATATCGAATTTGTGCTGCAGTGCTAGCTGTATACGCGGCTCTGCATATATCTGAGCATCTAGTCCTTCAACCAGTGCTAATCGCTGTAGCACCTTGGTAACAGCGTCACCGAATGTAATCATAACTGTGCGCTCCTACAGATACACAAGCGACCTGTGCGGGGAGGAATGTCCACACAGGTCACTTATGCCGCCCTCAGAACTATGCAATAACGTGCGCGTTGCCGTGCAGGTTGTTGCGATCAGCAGCCATCGAGAAGCGGTATGACTTCACACCATCGGGGATTTGATTTGGTGTGTACGTACCACGTGGATCGCCACTTACTAGTGTCTGAGCATCTACACCGGGGACTAGCGCACCGGCGGTAGGAGTGACTTGACTTGTCAACTCGTTAATCAGCTGCGTACCGAGTGCTTTGTACGGCAGACCGAGTACAGAGCCAACACCGATGCTAAATGTACCCCCTGCAGGTACAATAACATACGCTACGTCTTTGAACATCTTCTTGCTGAGAACAGCACCAGCAATAAGTGTCACGCTTTCTCTGATAGCTTGACCGAGATAGTCGTAACCTACTATCGTGCCAGCACCACCAGCACCAGCAGTGACACTAATGTTACGGCCATAACGACCCATGATTGCTTCACTCTGCACCGCTGTAGGCACGACATTACCTGCGGCAGCGAGAACGATACCATTGCCAAGCACGTTGGCACTCGCTGCAACAGGCGCAGGAATGTCAACAGTAACTAGGCCATCAATGCCTACATCAGCCGCGTAGCAGCATTGATCCACGCGGTTGTTGATGCGGCGCATACCGGGAATTGCGACTTGTACCGCCATTGTATTATTCCTCTACTGGCTCTTGCACAGCGTTCGCAGCGAGCAGCTTTTCGACAGCTTTAGGATCACTCTCGATCAGCTTCGTGAGAACGTCGAGTGCAGTTTTCTGTTTATCTGATAATGCAGCATTGACTTGCTGCATACCTACTGGTGTATCATCACCGCCTTCGATCAGCATAGGCACAAGGTTCTTGTCAAGCTTCAGGCGCACTACGTCTTCGTGCGATAGAAATGCGCTATCACCACGTAGAGTACGCACCATGTAACCTTCAAGTACAACTTCAGTAGGCACAACACGAAAGCCGATTTCATCTTTCACCGTTCGATTAACAAACGTCTTGCGTGTCATCGGCTCGATTGTATACGCAGGGACAGGCTTCTTATGCTCATCCATCGTATATGCTGCGCGCTTCTCTTGGAAGCTCACTACTTGCGGCGTTTCAGCCATTGCTCTCTCCTTGTGCTATACAATGTATAGCGGTTAGTCGTTGACCACTGCGTGTGTGCGATACTGCTTCCACGTGCAGAACTGGCACTGTGTGATGACACGCTGGCCGTAGCCGTCAATCGTCCACGGTGCTGTCAAATCAACATTCTTCATGTTGTTGTCACCGAGGATATGTAGGCGCAGGTAGGTGTCATTGAGGAAGTATGCACGATCAACAGGGCAGCTTTCGTCGTAGATGATCGGCACGCCGTTGTGCGATACACCGTCGAAGCCCAAGTCCATCATGCGCTTGCCTGAGCTAGTGTTCGTGAGCGGGATGGTAAGCTTGCTACGAACAGCAGCACGATACAGGCGGTAGTGGTTACGACCTGCGATGATAACTTTGGGACGCTCTGTGCCTTGTTTGAGGTCGAGCAGAACGTCGTCATAAGCTTCTTCAATGTTGGTGCTGTTGAGAGTACCAGCAAAGTCATACGACGAAGATCGCCACTGCACTTCTGCCGCACGATCCACACCGGCAAGAGAACCAGTAGTAGGATCATCAGGTATGAGTAGTGCAAGACCATTAGGATCGTTGCCGCCACCCAAGCCGTAGAGGTAGCCTGAGAACTTCTCTTTGATGCTGAGTTCAAGAGCCTCAAGCTTGCCCTGAAGCAGCTTAACTGCAGCTTGCTCACCTTTGTTCTCATCTTCCTCTTGGTTGGAGATGATGACTGTACCAGCGATACGCGACCACCTGTATTCTAGCTTGATGAACTCTTGCGTCTGCTGAACAGGTAGACTGTCGTAGTACGAGTAACTGCCCACTGTCGGATTGCGGCCTGTCAACAGTGGATTAGTGATGTTGTAACCGCTCGACTCGTTCTCGATGCGGTCACGTGCGAAGCACCATGCCATCAGCGCGTTGCTTTGCATAGCCGCTACTATCAGCTTTTTACGGCTGCGTTCGATAGTAGTAGCTAGGACGTTTGCAAGTACGGGCATTGTTCATATGTCCTACTTTGAGTTGAGTTCTGTGAAGACAGCTGCAGCAATGTCCTTCCACGGAGCGTTGCTCTTGAAGTCTCCACGCGAGTTAGTGTTGCGTTGCATAGATACGCCACCATTAGGCTGCACACCGCGCATACTGCCGGGTGTTGATTGTCTACGACCATTGTTAGGCTGCCGTTGGCGCTGCATAGCTTGCTCAATCTGCGGCTTCAATGGTGATGTAAAGTCAAAGCCTCTGCGTTCTACCCAACTACGAAGCTCAAAGTACGCACGCTCTGGCGTCAAGCCGTGCTGCGATACTAGGTTGCTGATTTCCACACCATGTGTTTCAGCATGTGGGTGTTGCTGCACAAAGTGTTCCATTTCAACTTGTGCAGTTTCTTCAATCTGACGCTGCTGTTGCGCTTGCTGCGTCTGCCGCTCTAGCGGTCCTAGTCGTCTGTCGAGTTCATTAGTAATGACACGTGCATTGATTGCAGGAACAGCGTCATTACCAAACAACTGCTCCATTGTTACGCCAGTAGATAGCACTCGTGCGACTATATCGCGTACTGCAGTGATAGGGTCTTTCTCTGCCATAGCACGCAGCTCTAAAGCTTCACGTGCCATCTTCGGTGACATGTTATTCTGCCGCATCACGGTGTCTAAACCCTGATACTGCTGAAAGTGTTGCTGCATCTGTCTAAGTTGACGCGATGCTTGATTAGCTGCGTACTGCGCTCGGTTTAGATTGTAAGCTAGCTGCTTCTCTCGGCGCGTCGCTGCAACCACTTCACCATTCTTACCAAGTAGCTCCCCTTTCGGTCCTTTCTTGGGCTTGTCAGTGAATAGCTGCTTGTCTTCACTTCCTTGCTGTGGCGTGTGCTTGTCGCTGCCTGTCTCTGGCCGACCTTCAGCCGGTTGGTTAGCGTCATCACCGCCTCCCTCCTGTTGCTGGTCTACTTGCTGTGGTTGCTGACCATCATCACCACTACTCTCGCCACCTTCAGGTGTAGCAGGTGTATCTTGGATGCCAAAGCTGTTACCAACTGCATCCATCAAGTCTTCGGGTTCTTTAGGCATGTAGCCTCCTATGCTGCAGCACCTTGCTGCATCTGTTGTATCAGCTGTCCAGCTATATCTGCTACACTCTTACCGCGAGCTAGCTCAATACCTAGGTGTTGCTTCATCTGCGGTGGTAAACCGTCAATAAGTCTAGCTACTTCCTGCACTATTGTCGCTATGTCTTCAACTGGCGGCGGTCCACCACCACCTCCACCCTGTGCACCTTGCGGTGGGCCTCCTTGCGGCGGTTGTCCACCTTGTGCTGCCATTGCGCGCTCGTGTAGTCGCTGCGCTTGCGCTTCGCCACCCTGTTGTTGCTGCTGTTGTTGCTGTTGTTCTTCAGGTGATGGTCCGCTAGCCTCTTTGATGATAGCTTTGTATATCAGCTCCCAATCTTCCTGACTTATCACTACACCATCGAAGGCGGTTGCTAGAACTTTGAGTGCAACTACTGCAGCTATGGGTGTAGCTCGTGTGAATTGACCGATAATCTGTGAAATCTGCAAAGCTTGCTGCTTTTTCGACGTAGATGTTGGCTTTAGTGTGCTGCCGCCTACAACGCGCGGGGTAAATGTGTTACGGATTGTCTGCGCGTCCATCTTTTCCCAATTTGCAGCTAATTCATCACCGAGTAGCACAGAAACTTCGTCTTTCTCCATGAATTGTAGACACATCTGCGCTACTAGCCACAGTACGTTGCCTACGCTGTCCTCAATTGCATCCATCTTCTCGTCAGCGCGTGTCTGTGTCTGACTTTCATACGACTCGATAGCGCGATTGGTGGTGTTTGTCTTGTATTCTACACCACGCTGCACACTACTAACGCCAGATAGGCGATCTATGCTCTCAAGTACAGGCTTCTTGTCAAAGAACTTGATCGCATCAGCGCTAGGTGGGAGTAGTGGACCTATTACGTCACCTAGTTTCTTACCTTCAGGCAGGTCTAAGCCGATTGCGTTAGTGTCAAGTGTGCCGTTTATCATGCTCTCCAACACAGAGCCGTCTTTGAGTGCGTTCTTGTCATAAGCTAGCTTACCTGCAGCGAACTTACGCACCTTTGCCCACTCATTGTTGATGATGTTTAGATCATCCTGTTGGTCGAGATAATACGTAACTTCACCTTTGGCGTACATGGTGATAGGATCGGTATGAAACTCCATTGGTACAACGCTAAAGAATTGGTCAAGTGTGTAAGGATCATCCCATACCCATAGTGGGTAGCACCAATCATTGCAGTTGTATAGTTCAACGCGGCGAGTGACACGATCCCATACATAGACCACCTTTGTCATTTGTGCTGCGAGGAATGAACGCTGATCGCTATAACCATACTTAGCATATTCCGATGTAGAATAACTGAATAGTTGAAAGTTATCAGTCTGCCCCCTGTCACCTTGATCGGGCGATACGCCTGCCTTAATAACGTCTGTAGGGCTAAAAACGCTCTCCCACTCATCACTATTGGGGCGTTTGCGTCCGTACTTTGCACGTAGTAAAGAGGTGTACATGAGGTCTTCAATCATCACCCAATTGCATTGACCACTAAGATCGAGGTCGGTTGCTGTAGGATCAACGATGACTTGATCTGGACGGCGTACTTTCACCCACGGACCTGCAGGCGTAAGCATGTCAATGGTTTCTTCCATCGCTAGCAGCTTACCTTCAACTTCCTTAATGTCCTTCTGTGACTTGGCATCTTGTAGTTCTACACTGAGTTGCTGCATTTCTTCTAGTGCAGCTTCACTACTATCTTCGCGTAGGGTGTAGCCGCACTCAAACCAGCCTACGTTGGTGAGTGTAGTGCTGACGATGTTACGCTTCACCTTGCGTTTGAGGTTGATCCCTGGCGCTGTCTTCTTAGCAGCGAGTACGTTTACAAGTTTCTCAAGTGTGCGTTGCTTTGGTTCGTCTGTCTTGTCTTCAGTGGTAAACTCAGCTTCCGGGTTTTTAGTGAATAGCATAGGAACGAGAGCGCTGACGTTCGCAAATACCATGTTCTCAGTGCTGTCATACGTGCCTTGGAGTGGTTTCCCGGCTGATATATCTTCCTCAGTTCTTGATGGAGCATTAGTACGGGTATGGTCATGGCGGTAGTACCTGT